AGAATGTTTTTCGCTAACACAGAATTTGCCAAGCAAGTATTAGGCGGATTTTTCCTAAGACAAAAGGTAAACGGTCTTAAAAGTGTTGACTGGTCAGACTGGGCAGTTCGTAAAATTGAAAAAATAAATTTATAGGAAACAAAGCCCCTTCGGGGGCTTAAACTTTTAACTATGCAGAACAAAAATAAATTTACAGTTTTAGATAGTGGCGTAATAACTTACATTCGCCACCACAGGGGAAAGCAAATTGTTGAGGTGGTAACACCAGCAGATATTAACCAAGTACGTTTAACGTGGCGTGACCGCCTTATTAATTTTTTAAGCAAATGATAACTAAAGTAGAAAGCAACGAACAGTACCACAGCAGTAAAGCTATTAGCGCAAGTGGGCTAAAATACATTTGGAAAAAAAGCGTTTGGCATTACCTAAACCAAAAGCCATACGAAAGCGATAGCTTGAGTTTGGGTACGGCAGTACACACAGCCCTGCTAGAGCCAAATAATTTTTACAAAGACTATATCGTTATGCCAAAGTTTGACGGGCGTACAAAAGCAGGTAAAGAACAAAAGGCAGAGTTCCTAGCCAAAGCAGAAGCAGAAAACAAACAACTGCTCGATGCCGATAGCTATGATAAGGTTATGGGCATACTAGAAAACTTTAAGAAAAATCAAGAAGCAAAGAACTATACAGAAGGCGAAATAGAACTAAGCCACTACCTAACCTTTGAGGGTGTAGAAGTAAGGGTACGCCCTGACTGTATAAACCGTGTAGCTGGTTTTATTAGCGACCCAAAGACTTGTCAAGAAAACACCAAAGAAGCCTTTAGGCGAGATATTTACAAATGGGGTTATCACTTACAGGCTGCTTTTTATTCTGATGCATTAGGTTTACCAGCAGAAAACTTTATTTTTATTGCCTGTGAAACCAACTATCCGTACAGCGTAATTTGCTACGATTTAAGCGAAGAACATATTGAGCGAGGTAGAGCAGCGTATAAACAAGCATTAGCAGAATGGAAATTTTACTTGGAAACTGGTATTGCCCTTGGGTATAGGGGTGAAGAAACTAGGAGAAAAGGAGTAATAACAATATGAGCGGAAAAAGACTAACCAAGGAACAAAAGTTATCAGTAGCAAAGGATTTTTACAAAAGCGTTTTAAGCCACCACGAAATAGGTAGGAAGTACGGTATAAGCCCCAACACGGTTTCGGTTATAGCTAGAAGCTTCGAGCCAATAATAACTAATAAGGAATACCATAATACTAAAACCAACGCTTTAATTTTTGACAACGAGGATTTTGAAATGGCGTTGAAGATTTTAAACGAGTTTAACATTAAGTACATAAAACCTAAAAATTTTAATTTAACTGCAGAAATTGAAAGCAAAATAAATTTCGATTAGTTTTGTGGTATGCCGAAACCAAACCCGTACTACAAATTTTTAGGAAAAGAAGATAAGCTACAACGTGCCGTAATGGAATATGTATATACCGCTTACCCAAATATTGTGATGACACACCCAATGAATGAGGGTAAACGAAGCAAGTTCGAAAGGTATAAAATGAAATACTTGATGGTAAGTAGTGGCGTTCCTGATATTTTGATTTTTACGCCTAACGCTAAATACAGCGGTTTAGCGATAGAATTAAAGACGGGGTACAACAAACCTACCCAAAATCAAAAAAGTTGGTTAAACAGCCTTAAAATGTGCAACTGGTACGCTATATGGTTAAATAACTTTGACGATTGTAAATTGGTGATTGACCAATACTTTAAAAACGCCCTTTCGTGATTCAAAAATATTTTATTTATTACGATGAGGTAAATCAAAAAGTTAAGCGTACTCCGAAACGGTTACAGGTAGTTCACAACTACTACTATATGGGGCAGCTAACTGATGTGGAATACGAGTTACTAATTGAAATATTATTTAAAGCTTATGGGGAAAATGATATAATGTTAGAACAATTCCTTTTATATTTTAACGAGCTAAAGGAATTTACAGAACGCATTGACGAACTAATATACTAAAAACAGCAAACGATAATGAAGAAAAATTACTACGCAGTTATACCTGCGGAGGTAAGGTATAATTCGGCTCTTACAGCCAACGCTAAATTGCTTTACGGGGAAATAACAGCATTAGCAGACGAAAAAGGAAACTGCAATCCAACCAACAGATACTTCGCAGAATTATATCAAGTAAGCACGGTTAGTGTTTCAAAATGGGTTCGCCAACTAGAAAAAGAAGGCTACATAAAAACCTGTTTGAAGTACAAAAAAGATAGCAAAGAAGTTGAAGAAAGGGTCATTAACATTTCTTTACCACCCCCCAAAGAAAACTTAAATACCCCCCCAAAGAAAAGTTTAAAGAATAATATATATATATATAATACTCATACTCTAGATAATATATTAAATAATAATACTCTACCAACTAAAAATCAAACGGTGCATTTTTCGCCCGAAGTCGAAAAAGCTTTAGAGTATTTTATTGGGTTGTTTTCTGATTTAAAAACCACACCTAACACCAAGGCGAAAAAACAAAAGTGGTTAAAGTCACTTGCGTTTATTGAAAAGCATTACGAACTAAAAGAAGCTTATTTAGCAATCAAGTGGGCTAGGCAAGATAGTTTTTGGCAAAGTAACGTTTTAAGTTTACCGCCACTTTTAGTTTCAAAAAACGGGGAAAGGAAACTAGATAAAATTTTAGCAAAGTACAGGAGCAAAAACAAAAACCAAATGCCCGAACCAATGCAAAGGATTAAGGGCGATTGGAAAATAATAACAACGCCCGATGGAAGAAAAGAAGTACAAGTAACCAACAATTACGGGAAAACAATAAACGAGTTTTTACTTACTCAACACAACGGTTATAGCAAAGCTGATATAGAAACAATCAAAAATTTTCTTGAATAATGGCTTGTAATTTAAAATATTTTTTAATTTAGCTGTAACTTTAAAACTAATCGTTATGATTTCAAATTTAGACCGCCTCCGTTTAACCCTTTTAAACATTGAATTTCAACAAGCAATGTTTGGTGATGATTTTGAAAAGCTGGAACACATTTTAGCGAACTTAGAAGATGGACAATCAGTTCACGAGGAATTTAATTGGAACGAGAGAGTAAAATAACAACAGCCCCGCAAGGGGCTTTTTAAGCTATGTACGTAAACGAACTACTAGAACTTGGCATACAGCTAGGCAACCGCAATAACGGTGAACTAAAAACGAAATGCCCACAATGTAGCCAAACCCGAAAAAACAAATCCGATAAACCTTTAAGCGTAAATATTGACAAGGGGGTTTATAATTGCCACAACTGCGGTTGGGGTGGCTCGGTATTGTTTAAGGAAAAAAAGGAATACATAAAGCCACCTACCGTTGAGGTAAAGCTTTCGGAAAAAATAATAGATTGGTTTAATACCCGTGGTATTGGTAAAGCAACTTTAGCCCATTGGAAGGTAGGTGAAAGTGTTGAGTATATGCCACAGGTACAAGCCAAGCGTAACACGATAAACTTTAATTACTACCGTAAGGGCGAACTAATAAACGTTAAGTACCGTGATGCAGCTAAAAACTTTAAAATGGTTAGCGGTGCTGAACTGATATTTTACGGGCTAGACAACATAGAAGCCCTAGAACGGGTTTATATTGTTGAGGGTGAAATGGACGCTTTAAGCTTACACGAAGCTGGTATATACAGCGTTTGTAGTGTACCTAATGGCGCAAGTAAAGGTAACCAGCGTTTGGAATATCTTGACAACTGCTGGAAGTATTTTGAGGATAAAACAGAAATAATACTTTGCACGGATAACGACAAAGCGGGACTTGAACTTCGTAAAGAGTTAGCCCGTAGGTTAGGAACTTACCGTTGCAAATACGTTGATTTTGGGCAGTACAAAGATGCCAACGAGGTTTTAATAGCCGAGGGCAATGCAGCTTTGCGTGAACTAATAAATAACCCTAAAACATTTCCGCTAGAAGGCGTACTAAACGTTTCAGATATTTGGGATAACGTTTTAAACTACAATGAAAACGGTATTACTAATTACAGCTTACACCTAGGCGAAAGCGATGACTATTTTAAAATAGCCTTTGGCGAGTGGACAGTTGTAACAGGTATTCCCAATAGTGGTAAGTCAGATGTTATTGACCAGCTTTGCGTAAACTTTGCCGTTAGGTACGGTTTCCGTTCTGCAATGTTTGCCCCCGAAAGTTTCCCATACGAAGGGCATATTAAGCGTATAGCCAACAAGCTAAACGAGCGTAATTGTAATAACGAACAGCTAGATAAAACAAAGGCCTTTATACAGGAGCATTTTTACTGGGTTAAGATTGACCTTGAAAACCTAACCCTTAAAAGCATATTAGACCACTTTAGGCAGTTGGTGTTTCAAAAGGGCGTAAACATACTGGTTATTGACCCTTGGAACATGCTTGACCACTCGGCACAAAAAGACCATAGTTACGTGGGGGTAATGCTCTCCGAAATAACGCAATTTTGCCAACAAACCAATACGCACCTGTTTTTAGTAGCCCACCCACGTAAGCTAGAAAACATTAACGGGGCGTTTAGAAAACCTAACCTATATGATATTAGTGGCTCTAGTGATTTTTATAACAAGGCGTATAACGGTCTAATATGTTACCGACACGTTGGACAGCGTACCAGCTTTAGTAGCGATGAGGTTGAGATATACGTAGAAAAAGTAAAGCGTAAGGAAAACGGTCAGCTGGGTAGTTTTAAGATTGCTCCCGACTTTAAAAATGGCGGTATTTATAAGGAAATAACCACAGGCACTTTTAGCGGTACACAGTTTCCTACAAAAAAAACTGATGACGTACCCTTTTAACCAATAACAATAAACACTATTTTTATGCAAAATTATTTTAAATGTACTTTGAAATTAAAACCTTTCCGATTTATGGTATTACTGTTGGCTTCCAATATGTTAGTGGTACTATTGAGGCTTTCGATGAACCCGAAGATTACCGAGCCGTTCAGCTTTTCGGCTTTTTATTTGGTGTAGAAATAGGCTGGTATGTTACACCACAGGATTAGTTTAATAAGAAATAGTAACCAAGCTAAACAAGGGCTAGACTTTACAGGTTTGCAGAACGGAGCAATACACCCTAGCGATATAGATGCCGTGCTGGAGTTTGATAACGAGGCGTTAATACTAATTGAGGTAAAACGCCAAGGGGCAAGAATACCAAAAGGGCAACGCTTGTTATTGGAAAGGGTATGCGATAACTGGGGTACAAAGAAAAGTATTGTGCTTTATTGTACGCACGAATTTTTTGACGATAGCGTTGATATACCAGCAGAGTACTGTACAGTTTATGAAGCCTATTATAAGGGCGAATGGGTAGTAAAGAATGTAAACCTAAAAGATGCGCTAAATGCCTTAGGCGATGCGTGGAAAATAGAAAAGTTAAAATTCGATTAAATATGAAACAGCAAGTAAATGTGGCGACTTTAAAGCCGAACGAAACTAACCCTAGGTATATCAAGGATAGTAAGTTTAAAAAATTAGTTAAAAGCTTAAAAGAATTTCCTGAAATGCTAGAAAAGCGACCAATAGTAGTTGATGAAGATATGGTTGTATTGGGGGGTAACATGCGACTAGAAGCAGCAAAAGCAGCAGGTATTTTTGAAGTTTGGATTGACGTTGCCCAAGGGTGGACAGAACAACAAAAGCGTGAATTTATTATCAAAGACAATGCAAGTTTTGGTGAGTGGGATTGGTCGCTTTTAGGAAACGATTGGAACGCTCAACAATTAGGCGAATGGGGTTTAGATGTATGGCAGCCCGAAGAAGATGTTGATTATTCAATACTTGACGACCTAGGTGACCTAGACGACAAAGTATCGGATATGGAAAGCAATGTAAAAACCGCTATACAGATTGAGTTTGAATCAGAAGATTACGAACCAGCAAAAGAAATTATATCAGAGTTACGCAAAAAAGATGTTTATATAGGCGGTTTAGTTTATATGCATTTAAAAGAGGTGTTAGATAAGTTATGATATGTTTTATCCCCAGCAAAGGAAGGTATCAAACCAAAACATACAAACTGTTTGAAGATTGTGGGATAAAAACGATACATTTTTTAGAGCCACAAGAGTTTGATAAATACAACGTTCCAAATAAAATTAACATTGGTGAAAACAATAAAGGGATAACTTTTGTTCGTAATTATATGTTGAATTATGCTAAAAAAAATAATTACGAATGGGTAATTTTTAGCGATGATGACGTTGATTCTTTTGGCGTTTATGATGGTAAAACTAAAAGAAAAGATGCTTCTATTTGGTTCGATGTTTTAAAGTATGCGGAAAAATTACCTTTTGAACTCGTAGGGATTAATTATGTTCAACATGCTTGGCATGAAAAAAACGCATATTCAATAAATCGTAAATTCGCAGAGGTTTGCGTTCTTATGAATGTTTCTAAAATCGATTGGAAATACAACGATAACACAAAAGAAGATAGGGATTTTCAGTTACAAACAATAACCAAAGGAAATGGTGTGTTACGGTTCAATCATTTTTGGTTTTCTTGTCCTAACGTTGGAAGTAATAAAGGTGGGTTGCAAGAACTTTATCAAAACAAAAAAGATATAGAATGGGCAAAAAATATAGTAAAGTCTTGGCACCCATACGCTAAATTGGTAAACAAAAAGAACAGAATAGACGCAAAAATTGACATAAAAGGTTATGCTTTGTCACTAAACAAAAAGGTTGTATGAAAACAATAAAATTAGAACAGAAACAGCACAACGTAAAAATAGGCGACCAATGTGATTACAAAACACCTACGGTAACCGAAGATTGTTTATTAGAATCGGAAGGCGAAATAATCGGATTTTATATTTCAAATTTATCAAAGTATAGCGAAAAATTAACTGCCCTTTTGGCTTTAGCAAATAAAGAGTTTCGTAGCGACAACGTTCCTAAGTCCTTAATGACTCGTTCAGCAGCCGTTATGGACGGTTACGAGAAGTATGGTAAGCGAGGGGAAGAAAACCTTGTAGAACAATACTCTACGATTTTAGGTTCCGTAGCACCAAGACCAATGATGCGCAGACCTTACCCTACTATTTCATCAGTACACAAAAACAAAAAAGCAGCAACATTTATTAAGGTAATGTTGGCGACCGCCCTTGAAAGCGAAAAGATTATAAAAGAAATAGCACCAAACATATACGAACAACAAGAAAGATTGTTTCAAGAAGTGCCAAAAAAATGGCGTTTTGGAAACCTTTTTACCTCCAGTATTTCAAACTTTAACATAGCTGCACCTTTTCATCGTGATACAGGAAACATTGAAGGAGCGGTAAACGTAATACTTACCAACCGTAATAATTCAAAAGGAGGTAGCTTAAACGTTCCTGATTACGGAGCAACTTTTGAACAAGCAGATAACTCTATGTTAGTTTACCCAGCTTGGCGAAATGTACACGGGGTAACACCAATATTACCAACGGTTGAAGGTGGTTATCGTAATTCATTAATTTTTTACCCATTAAAAGCATTTGTAGGAATTTAATTTTTGTAATTAAAAAAAAATTTTTATTTTAGCTGTATCTAAAAACAACTAAAATGAGAAATGCTTTTAAAAATATCGGTTACTTTGTTGAGTATATGGTTGACAATAAATACGTTGGCTCAATCAATATTTCTGAACCTGACAGAGAAGAAGTAGGGTACTATGGTAGAATAGATGCAGTAGCAGAAGAAGATATTGTATTTTCTAATAAAAAGCGTATTAAGAAGGGTACACACTATTACACTCGTTTATACCCACTTTGCGCAAAACGTAAATAATAACTAAAACTAAAAACAATTTATTATGGATTTCATTAAAAGAGTAGAAGAATTTACCCCAAACCAGTTAAGGTCTTTAGTAAGCCTTTATGATTACGCTCAATTATTTGGAACTTACCAAGATGATATTATGGAGGTTGGTTATAACTCAAGAAGTGGTTACGTTTATATTGCTTATGACGGCGGATATTCAATAGCTATATTCGAGGGTAGAACAGAAGAAAACGATGTTGTTGTTTTTGCCTTTCACCCTATAACTTGCGAGGAACTAGAATTTGATGATATTGACTTGTACTTCGAATGGCTTGACGAACAGTCTGAACGAATACATAATTCTTACTAATTAAAGTAAATTTTTAAGGGGTTTTGAAAGCCCCTTTTTTTTTGCCTAATTTTGACCTATGGCAAATAAGCAAAATGTTACACTAAAAAAGGCGATGTTAGCAGCCCTAGAAAAATCACTAGGCGTTGTTACAACCGCAGCTAATAGCGTTGGTATAACTCGTAAAACGCATTACGACTGGCTACAAAAGGACAAGGAATACGCAGCACAAGTTGAAGCCCTAGAAAATATGGTACTAGACTTTGCTGAAAGCCAACTGCACAAACAAATAAACGAGGGTAATACAACAGCAACAATATTTTTATTAAAGACAAAAGGGAAAAAACGGGGCTACGTTGAACGCCAAGAAATAATGCACGAAGGCGGTGTAAGTAGCACGTTAGTAGAATGGAAACCAGCAGACCAAAAAGAAAAGTAGAGCAGTATTGTAATAGGCAGTTTTACGATGTACTAAAAAGCAATAAACGTTTTAGGGTACACCAAGGCGGTACACGTAGTGGTAAAACCTACGCTATCTGTCAATACATAGCTTACTTACTTACTACACAAAACGAACCGCTAACAATAAGCGTAATACGTAAAACGTTACCAGCTTTAAAGGCTTCTGTTTACCGTGATTTAATAAACGTGCTAGAGGAAACGGGTATATACTACCTTGGCGAACACAATAAGTCAAATAACACGTTTAGGTACAATAACCACCTATTAGAGTTTTTAAGTTTAGATGAACCCCAAAAGGTAAGAGGGAGAAAAAGAAGCATAGCTTTTTTAAACGAGGCGAACGAACTAACGCTAGAGGATTTTCGCCAAATTAATATGCGTACTACCGATTACGTAATAATTGACTTTAACCCATCTGACCCAATACATTGGATTTATGAAGATGTTATACCCCGTGAGGATTGCGATACGTGGATTACCACCTATAAGGACAATAAGTTTTTAAGCAAGGAGTTAGTTTACGAAATAGAGCGTATGCGTGAGCGTGACCCTGACTATTGGCGTGTATATGGTGAGGGGCAAAAAGCTGTATTTAGTGCAAGGCAAATATTTAGTAACTGGCAGTTTATACCGTTTAAGGAGTTTCCTGAATTTGATGAAACCGTGCTAGGTATTGACTTTGGATTTTCTAATGACGAGTTAGCAATTTTAGAAGTAGGCAAAATAAATGACCGTTTGTACGTTCACGAGCTTTGCTACGAAAAAGGTATGACCAACCAAGATATAGCCGACTTCTTAAAAGAAAAAGGTTTAGACCAAACGTTGGCATTTTGCGATAGTGCAGAGCCAAAAAGTATTGAAGATTTAAAACGCCTAGGTTGCTGGGTAAAACCTGCTATAAAAGGGCAGGGAAGTATAAACGCTGGTATCAGTTTGCTTAAAGAGTACGATGTTTACGTAAGCCAACAAAGTACCAATTTAGCACGTGAGTACAGTACCTATTACTGGACTGAGTTGAAAGATGGGACAATAATAAACAAACCCGTCGATAGAAATAATCATTTGATGGACGCTTTACGTT